CTGGAGGTTGATTGCCTTGATTGGTTGAACCAAATGGGACATATTCATTAGTAGCTTTATTGAATGTGCCTGGCACTCCACCAGCGCTTACCACTTCAGATAATGGTCCTTTGTATTCTTGAGCTGCTTTGGCTGCTACTTGCAATACTTGTGGTCCCGGCTTTGCATATCCCAAAGTTCCAATATAAGACTTTGCCAATTGTTGTGCATTAGGATCTGTTGGAAATTGATTGGCCCAATTCTGAACCTTCTCAATATAAACCTTTGGATCTTGCTCTCCGGATGCACTTAAGCCTGCCAAAACAGTTCCCAATGAACTTCTTTGAGTATCGGTTAACTTTGTTTTTGCTTCATTGGCTGAGGCTTGATTTGTCTTTAAATCAGTGTATTTCTTAATTGTTTCTGCGCCAGTATAGGGAGCCAAAGAATTGACAGAATGAGTGATTTTTTGTAAATCAATTTCACCATTTTGATCTAAATAATTTGTTGGATCACTTGCCCAATTTTGTAAAATTTTGCGTTCATTATTTGCTTGAGTGGCTTTTTCTAAATCAATACCTTTAATTTGGGATTCTATTTCGGCAGACTTAGAGCGAGATTGTTCACCAGCAATCATTGCCGGATACAGTTCTTTAATTTTACTTAATTCATAAGATGATTTCTGAATATTCAGCATATCCGCTAAAGACATTCCCTTAGCCGGTTCTACTTTTATTGCGCTTGTGTCAGTTCTAAAATCAGCCATATTTTATCCTTAAGGTACTGGGCCAACAAAATTAGGGTTAGCCATGCCATTAATGTATTGCACTCCAGATTGGCCAAAACCACCTGGTTGACTTAATCCAGTTCCACCACCTTGCCCAATACCAGATAAATACGCATAATTGCCCACGTTACTTAATCCTCCGGCATAGGCATTAGCTTGACCTACTTGGCCGGCTGCTTGTGCTTGTCCGATGCCTTGCGTAAGTTGAGCCACATTAGTGCCTGTACCAAGCTGTGCATTGGCAGTACCAGCTGCACCTTGATAACCAAGTCCAGCAATACCGGCTAATCGATTATAAATATTAGTTTGGTTTGCGCTGTAATTATTAAATGCGTTTTGATAAGCACCTTGAGCATAATTTTGTGTATAGTCTTGTAAGCCTTTTAAAGCATTACCACCCATCATGCCACCTGTGGCATTATTGGCTGCGTTGGTTGCACCTTGCCCTTGTTGTAACTGAAAAGCATAATTAGGTGCTAAATTGGCATTTAAATCTTGATTATTAAACTGATTTTGGAAAAAAGGTAAGTTTGCATTTAATGCATTGACACCTGATTGACCTAGTTGCGTATAAGGTGCAAATTGCTGACTGGCTTGTTGGCCAGTCTGTAATAATTGATCTTGCGCTCTAGCATTGGCATCAGCTTGGGTTTGTGCAGCTTTTTGAGCGGCATTGCCTTGAATCACAGCACCTGCTAAAGATGCACCCCCCATAATTACTGCCGCAGTTGCAAATGTCATAATACATTCTCCTTACTCTCTATTTTAAACTTTTTAAGTTCATTTGCAAAATTAAAAAGTGCAGTATCATCTGGTTCTATTAATTGTTGTTCGATTTTTTCTAAATCTGTTTCATTTGTTTTATGAATAGTAATGCCAATTGCATCCGTTAAAGCCAAAGTAACTCGTTTAGTGCCAGCTTTGGATTCAACAATATCCCCTGCGTTTAATGTTTTCATGCCTAATTCTGTCCATGCCATAATTTGGCCACTTGCACATAAGAAAATATGATCTTCTTTATGAATTTTGCCAACAATCAATGTGCCTGCTAGTCTAAATACCTTTCGGCAATACATCCCACCACTAAAATAATGCTCAGTTTTTAACTCAGCCTGTGGCATTTTGACCATTTCAGATTGCAAAGTATTAATTTGCTCTCGACTAGGGATAAAATGTTCAATAATTTCAGACATTGTAATAAGGCACTTTATAAGGTTTACCGTTGACCACCACATTAATATAACCCTGTGGATTACTTGGAAGGTTTGCATTTCCTTTGGTCGCTGAGGTTGAGCTAGTGAAATTAAGGATATTTAAAAAGAATTGTTGCCATGCCCTAGTTGGTCTTTTAGTCTGTTCATCAATCAATTCAACTTGAGGATATGGACTATTAGTTAAATTAATATTATTCAATTTTCACCTACACTTGATTTAAGGTTAGCAGCCACAATGACCGCATTAATTGGATCAGTTACCACTAATTCAAATACTCGATCTCTAGTCATGCCTAATCTTCGCCAAATAGCACGATTCTTATATTTACCAATCTTACCAATACTTTTCCAATGCTCATTTGACCAAGTAGAGCCACCATCGTCTGACCATCTCATCATTGCTTGAGGATCAGCACCCACAGTTTCAACATTTAATGGAGTAGTAATGCCAGTTAAACCAACACCAGGCTGAAAGTACACTTGTAATTCATCAAAGTATTCACGCTGATAATCGCTGACTAAATGCGTTGTTCTTCTTAATCTGCGTATTGGTTGGCCATTATCTGTAAAATTAGTAGGGTCTAACTCGTAAATATTACCATTTTGCCAATCACCTATTAGCATCATATTTTGAAAGTTGATGCAACAATTGCCTCTGTGCCGGTGATATTGGTTCATGTCATCGCAGTAAAGCCACTTGTGCCACATTGAGGTTGCTACGTCATAGCACCATGTAATATCTAGGCTTGGAAAGGATAAAACATAAACCTCATGCCCACCTTGTTGATAAGTCCAAGCAATTGCATCACTTACATCCTGATTAATGAATGTGTTTTCGACTGCGTGAGTCGATATTCTTGTAGGAAAATATCCATTCATCATTACTACTTCAGCTTGACCACGAATATTCTTACTTAAATAAGCAAATGAATTACCTAGTCTTGCAATACTGAACTTGGCAGCAATACCATGTTGTGAGCTTGAGCCTGGTATTCTTTGAAATGGAAATGGAAATGAGCCTACATCTGCCCATACTTCGCTTGTAGTTTCACCTAATAAATAAACTTGCCCATGATCTGCAATAACAGTTACTAAATTGTCTGGTCCTGTAAACTTACTAGCAAAACTTAATGGTGGTGTAATTGGACTGAGGATATTGGACGCTGCCCATTGTTGAGTATTAGGATTATTGTAAATAAAGTAATTGTCGACAACATCCACAGAGCTTGCACCACTAAATGCACCATCAGTGGATGGCATCACTGAGAAATTGAGTGCATACATGGTCTCGGATGCTACGGTCTGGCTATTATTAATTACATAATTGCCTGTGCCACCAGCACCAGTTCCAAAAGATAAAGTTAAGGTTAAACCTGTGCCACTTCCTGTGGTTGAAGTAGATACGTTATTTGTTGGGTTAGAAGTATAAGCACCCACATTTTGCACAGATAAGCCTGTAACTGCACCAGAGCCACCAATTGAAGTTACTGTATAAGTCTGTGGTGTATTGCCATAAACACCCCCTAAAACTGTAATCGTGTCATTGACTGCATAACCTGTTCCTGCTGTTGCAATACTTTGGCTCAATACTGTGCCTGATCCATAAGTAGTAATAATCGTGTTTGCAGTTACTCCAGCACCTTGAATGGTTTGTCCATTGTATAAAGTGCCACTTGTTGCAGTAACAGTTAAAGTTGTGCCTGACATCGATGCAGTAAGAGTTGATGCTACTGCTGCCGAGTTCATTTGTTCTGTGGCAATGGTCAATGAAGTATTGATTGTGTAAGTTCCAACTCCACCTGATCCTGAGCCTAATGCAGTGATTACCACTTCATTGCCGATACCTAAGCCGAATAAAGATTGACCTACTGCAATTGTGCCAGACTGCATTAAAGACACAGTCAATGTTGTTCCGGAGATTGAACCTCTAAATATAGCTGACGCAGGATTACTAATACGCCAAGTATAACGATAAGAACCATCAACAATATAGACGTTTTGACCATTGTCTGTAATTCCTACAATACCACTACTGGTATTTAATTGACCTACTAATGTTGGGGTTAGATTAGACGTTAAAACATAAACATAAGGCCCACAAACTGCAACAGCATATTGCCCACCACTAACAGTTCTCATTCCTCGCACTTCAGCCATTGCTGACAAAACTGCTTTAGCAGATAAACCTGGCGTTGGATATAAGGCCACTACACCATTTTGACCGGCTTGTTTGGTGATATCTATTTCTGTACGAAAATTGATGCAATCTTCGCCATTGACATAAATCGATGGTGCAACATAGGAAGGGCCAACAAAGCCAAAATCTGCCATTACTTAGATTCCTTATAAGAATCGCCACGCAATAAAGTTTTCATGCTTGCTAGGCTTATTTCAAATTTAATAGCCAATTCTCTTGCACTCATACCATTCTTCCTAAGTAATCTGGCTTCCCTTGCCTGTAACATTGAAAGTTTGCAACGAGGTCCTTTGTCTTGCGAAAAATCAGCGCTTCTACCTTTTGCAACTTTATCAAGCATATTGTCACGATGAGTGCCAACAAATAAATGTTTTGGATTGCAACAAGAAGGGTTATCGCAAGTATGTAAGAGAAAACCACTTTCATCAGTTGATTTAGGTGCGTTAAGGCTAATCGTGTTTGGATAAGCCAACGAGTAAATAACTCGATGAGCATAATATCCTTTATCGTTAATCCACGTTCTGCCATAACCATCATCGTTTTTAAAACCTTTCCATTCCCAACATTCTTCATCACTTTTTTTATCCACTTTACTCCAAAGTGTTTCAGGAGTATTTGCTAATCTGCCAGGGTTATTTGCTTTAATTCCTAATTTTTTTCTGTTGTAATAATTTCTTTGATATTCTGCGTTTTTTGCTTTCTTGTCCATAATTGGTTCTCCTATTAAATAACCAATTACAGTATAACATAATAAAACCTCTAACGAAAGAAACCCCCCGAAAGTATCCAACCGCTATCTTTCTGTCTACTACTTAATAACGCATCAGCAAACCTTGCATTCTGTACCGGCTTCATATTGGTACGTTTAATAGTGCTTTTAGACTGTGCTGCGTAATTCTGAATTAAACCAATTTGCGTTGGTGAGGCTTTGCCATACATCGGCATTAATCGTTCTGCTAAACACCATCTTAGGCACATATTGTAGCCTTGAGGTAAATTGATTACATCATTCTGATTAACGAATCTTGCTAGAATAGTATTCGCGAATAAGTGCATTTCACCCTGTGATGGATTAGGCCACACAAAGATATTACCGAGTGTTTCTGTTGGCTGATAATAGATTGCTTTAGGCCAAGGACCAGATAAAGTCTTTAAACCAATCATTTCATAATTTTCAACGCTCAATACTGCACAAGGGTAATCTAAGCCACCATTTAATATTGGCTGACCATTACTGTTTGTATTGACTCGAACAAATGCAGTATCAATTACTAATGGTCTTTGGTAATAAGAATTGATTGTTGTAGAAGATGCAGTTTGACTAATATTAACTGTATATGTGCCTGCTTCATTAATATTGCCACCAGCACCAGTACCAAAGCCTACGATAGTTGTGCCATTACTGATGCCTAAACCTGATAAGGTTTGGCCTAGAGCAATTGCACCACTCTGAATTGCAGTAATGGTTAAGGTTGTGCCAGAGATTGAGCCTGTAAAGACTGCACCAATCTGCCCACCTGGTCCAATTGTGTATTGCGTTTGCCCTGGTGTTACTGGAAAGATAATTTCAGTCTTATAGTAAATCATCATGGATTCATTAGACCATTGATCTAACATATCATTGAGCATATCAAAGGCATCTTGTGCATCTTCAGGAGCAGGAGTTTCTCCGGCAGCCAAAGCACCAATGTCCTTTAATGCTCTGCTGATAATGTCAATTGGCTGTGTCATATCTTTATCCTAAAAATATTAGGCTTCCAAGGAAGTCCTGTTTCTTTGTGTTCTAAAGCCTCAAACTGTCTTTCGATTCCACTCTTTACATGGCTTTGACCATCTCGTTCTGTTTCTTTTTCAAGCCAATCAATGCAGTTTAGCTCTGTTACATCTTCTAAAGGAATACCCATTTCTGGATCAGTAAAGAACATTGTTCCTTCAGAATCTATGCTCATTTTCCCATTAAATCCTGTGCAAAGATACTTTATGCCAGTAATTAACTCGCCTTTAGTATATAAATTTAAAATCTTCCAAGTATATGAAATCATGCCCACACCCTAATAGGATCTGTTAGATAAACAATATATGGCTTTAATGGTTCAATATCCTCATCATCCAATAACCGAATATTAACCCCATAGTTAGGTGGTGGATAAGGAATTGGCACATAATCCTCAGGTGTTGGAATTGGTGGTCGCTGATAGACTGTTCCAATAACCGAGATGTTCTGATAGTTTGGTGTCATGTATGATTCAGTTTTAACAACCTCTGTTGGGTTGCCATTTTCATCGAGTTCATATTCTGTTGGCACAATGGTATAAAGAATCGGTAAGGATTCGGCTTCGTCTGTAAAGGATAAGTAAATATCTTGCATAATTATGTCGTGAGTGCCTGAATTTGAGCGTTGGTTAATGCGGTTGGGTAATATGAAATCTTTTTAATGCGACCATTTAAATACAAACCAGAACTATCCCCTCCAATATTCATTTGTGATAACGATGAAGGTAATATTGCACTTGCAGTTACAACAGTTCCACCATTAACAACTGCTGCGTAACTATTTACCGCATAGCTACCCGCTTCTTTTGCTCCAGTAGCCCATGTCCCGCCCGATGGAGTTAAAGATACTACTTGAGATCCACTTGCAAAAACTCTAAAATACCCATTCCCCGCTTGAGATAATCTAATAAAGTTACTTGTTGAACCACTATTAATATCTATTGCAGTAGAATTTGAAGATGATGAACTAAATTCACTATATAAAGTGCCTTGACTTGCATTAAACCAACTAGAGAAATTCGTTCCTGTCATTTGTGCTACATCCGCAGCCCTTGTTACTTGTGCTGAAGTAGTGGCTATATACGAGGTAGGAAATGCGAGGGCTTCTAGTTGTGCTCCCCAAATGTAGATGCCTGAATAGCCATTACCTGTGTAAGAATCTACACCATTTGAAGCACCTGTCGCAGGCACAGAACCAATATAAACTCCTGGCTTAGCATTTCCTGAAGCACTAGCTGTTGCAGTTATTGAAAAACGCCACCATCCATTGCCTAAATTGGTAGAAGTTGTTACCAATGCACTTGAATTTTTTTGAACAGTTCCATCAATTAAAGAAAATTGAACTCCATTGCCTAACCATCCATTTCCAATATCACCTGACAAAGTTATATAATTTCTAGTCCACGCTTTTGCTTCTACCGACCATGTGTATTGTTGTCCTGATGTAATAGTTTGTGAGCCATAATTACCGCACCCATGACTATTGGTTACAGTTGTATCTTCTATTAATAATTGTGCAGTCTGTGTACCATCAGGTGCTATACCAGCAGTTTGTGTTATTGAACTTCTTATTTTAACCCAAGTTGAATCGCTAAATAGTTGTGAATAAGTCAGTAAATTCGTACTACTCTGCTCAATCAATAAACCTAAACTTTCCCCTGTTGTAGGATTAAAATCAAATCTAGGTGCGTTAATTGGTGCTGTTAGTAGTTGAGGGATGTAGTTCGTTATTGCTGTGGTAGTTGTAGCGTTGTAGGCAGTTACGGATGTGCGTTGTTCTAACTGAGCACCCCAAATGTAAATTGATTCTGTTCCAACAGCAGTCCAAGTGTAGTTTCCATAAGGTCCAATACTAGGAGTTCCTGTGTTAGATAATTGAATAAAACCGCCACCCCCAGTTGTTGATGAACCACCACTTTGAGTGACGGTAATACTTACTCTGTAAAATCCATTTGCTTGAGCAACAATAGAGGTTGCGTTAACAGTTGCAGAACTACCATTTTGAGTTGATGTTATTGTTCCACCAATTAAATCTACTACTACAGCACCCCATGAACCTACTCCTGAATTGCCATAAATTTTTAAATATGCATATTGATTGGTTAAATATTTTAAAGATGCACTAAAAGTATATGTAATAGCATTTGTTACAGGTGTATACTCACCAATGTAAGGATTAACTGCTACACCTGCTGGAGTTAAAAAAGTTGATGCTGTTGTTGTTCCGTCAGGTGCAGTTGTAGTGTTTCCTGTAATAGTTGAATTAGTTTGCCAAATCCCATTAGTAAATGTTTGCGAATAAGTAAGTAAATTTTGCTCTGCCAATACACTCGTTTTACCATCATAATATGGTGCAGTCGTTGACCTAGAAAAAGTAACACGAGGATCAAGTTGTTGACTGTTAGCAAAATCAAGTAAAATTGATGGTTTTATAGCGGGAAAGTTAGCAGTTATTGACATTGTTGTTGCTCCTTCAATCTAACAAAATAACGCTTTCTTGATTCACTCATTTTCTTTTTGCTTTCTTCAGTATATCTAAAACCTATTTTTGCTTCAGATATTTTTTTGCGTGTTTCAGGCGAATTAACTTTGCCTAAATGATTTAATCTTTGTTTTTCTTTTACTTCTGGTCTGTTTAACGCAATTTTTAAAGACGCACTTAATTTTGCTTTAGTTTCATCACTTGCTTTTCTTCCCTTGCCAGCTTCTGATATTTTTCTTTTTGTTTCATCTGTATGTTTTTTTCCAAAAGACGGATTGTCTGCACCTACATTTTTACCTTTACGATTTTCAGATATTTTTTTCTTTGTTTCTTCCGTATGTGATTTTCCGTAAAAAGGATGTAATTCACCTGTCATTTTTGCTACTCTTTTAGCAATTGTTTCAACCGATTGTTTTTTACCATAATTAGGATTATTTGCACCAATTCTTGTAGCAACATACTGCCCTATTTTTTCTTTGGATTCCTTTGTATGGCGATACCCACTAATCCCATCACCACCATTTGTTGCATTGGTTAATTTATATCCTAATTTTTTTAATTGATTAATTCTTTCCATTTCGCAAAGCAAAGATAATTCTTCATCAATATCTTTTGCAACATAATTTACAGTAAAGCCATTTGCTTTATTTACTACATTTTTCCAATACGCATTTCTTTTATATGGATGGTTTGCTCTATTGCCATGTCCTTTACCAACATAGAAAATCGCACCAGTATCTTTTCTGATGTGTTCATATACATAGAAATTAGTATTTATCGCCATAAAGACTTCCAATTATGAAATACGACTGCAATATAAACAATGATTAAAACAACTAATAAAAGAGGATATTCAAGCCCAATGTAATAGCCTAAAACGCCCAACAGAGCCGACTTGATTGCTAAAGCCACATCAACATTGACATATTTAAAGACAAATGCCATGACAGGATTTTGCTCATAGCCACCTTGTTTTAAGATAGTGCGAGTGGTATACCAATCAAGTAATTGGAGAATAAAAAAGGTTAGGGAGAGAATGTATATCATGCGATTCGATAAGTAACAAATGTGTTAGTAGCAGTTTTAACGGTCTGGAACTGTGCTGAGGTGTTGATTGCGACTGTGGCATTACCGACATAAGTATGCCCTGTTCCAGCAGTCATTGTGATTGCACCACTTGATGAGCCTGTATTGATGACAATCCACAAGAATGAGTTATTGACCACGCTAAGACCATTTAACACTCCAGCGTCTGTTAGTGTGCCTGTGGGTAAAGTTAAAGCCACCGCACTAGCAGAGGTTACTCGCACAATGTAAGTAAGCAATTGAGCAATTGTAAGCGTTGTTGTAGCAGTTAATGCAGTAATAGTTGGTTGAATCTGATAACCACTCGTGCCAACTAAGTTTGTAGTTGAGCCACCACCAATCTGAACTGCTTTAGCATCTTGATAGGCCATTGTGCCTAAGTATTGATTCAAAGGAATTTGATTCGCACCAGTTCCCACATCTTTTTGACTAACAATGTTGTAGCCATTTTCGATAAAAGATGTAACACTTAATGCACCTGTTGATGGATTAAATGTGTAGTTTGGATTGGTGTACTCAGTAGTTGCAGTACCTGTTTGAGCAGTAAAATAAGTAGGGTAGTAAGTGGCATTTGTCGAGTTTGTAGAGATACCAATCGTTGATGCCGATGTGCTAATTGCTGACCATACAGGAGCTCCTGCACCATTGGATTGCAAGAAGTTACCTGCTGTACCTACCGTAGAAAAAGCGTATGCAGTTCCTGTGCCATAACCCACACCACCTGCTGTTGGTGTTGCTGATGAGTTTGTACCACCATTGGCAATCGGTAATATGCCTGTTACCCCTGTTGTTAAGGGTAAGCCTGTTGAACTTGCTAAACTACCCACCAAGTTTGTGCCTGTTACAGTAGTTGCGTTTAATGATACTAATCCTGCAATAGTACCTGTAATGCCACCTAGTGCTATAGAAGTGCTACCTATTGTTACCGAGTTATTCGTTAAAGCACTATTCGGTATGTTGGTTAAAGACGCACCTGAGCCACTAAATAAGGTTGCAGTAAACTTTCCTGTTGATGGCTGATATTGTAGTTTAGTAGAGGAAGTTTCAACAATATTGGTCGAGCCAGATGTTGCACTATAAAATAAAGGGTAATAAGTCGCAGTATCAGTAGTTTGATCAGAAATTGTTACTGAAGTTGCAACAGTTGACCAAGATGGTGCTGATGTGCCATTACTTAATAAGAATTGCCCAGTAGATCCTGCTGCTAAATAGGCAGTTGAGCCAATAGCATTTTGGTAAACAATCTGCCCAGCACCACCACCACTTAAATTATTAGCAGTATTAGCAGTTCCATTAAGTGTGCCAAAGAATGTAGGAGCAGAAAATACCCCTGTGCCTGGATTCCATGTCAAACTTGGTGAGGCAATGGCTAGACCTGTTACTTGCCCACTTGTTGCACTTGTAAACGTAGGATAAAGCGTTGCATTAACATTTGTGTTAACAATTCCAATCGATTCAGTCGCAGTAATTACAAATGGTTGACCTTGGCCGATAAAGGTATTAAACGTGCCATCAAGGTTAAAGTATGCTTGAACTGGCAGTATATTTTGATCTACTGTTAAAGCCGGGCCGGGCATAAAAACTCCTTAGTTTTGGTCTACCATTGGCATTACATAAAGCGTTGTTCCTGATGTACCAATAGCAGTAATTGCAAAACTTGGTGGAACTGCAATAACTGTTGGCTGACTCATGCTGACACCTAATACAAAACTCTGGCTTGAATTGCCACCAGTCGGTAATACCGCAGGATTAGCAGTTGTGGTTGTGCCTGCGATGGCCGGAGCAATTGTAATTGCTACAGGATTAGCTGAAGTATTCAAGAAACCACAAAAGTTGACTTGATCATTACCATTTGGAGTGATCGTTACTGATGTGGAAGAAGTGCCTGTAACTGCAATCGCAGTTGTAGGTCCTACAAAACGATATGCTGATACGTTAGCCATAATTTAAACCATATTTAGAGGTAAAGGTCCATCAGTTCTTGTTACTGAGAAAACATAAGTTCCCGCAGCAGGTGTAACTGAAGCATTTGTTGTATTAGCGAATTGAACTGTCAAAACGCCATTTGTTAATACATCGCACTCAGCAATAATAATACCTGCTGTTTGATTACCATTTAAACCAACTGCGCTAACTTGGTCAGTAATTTGTAAGCCTGCGATATTAAAATTTTGTGCTGCTGAAGTATAAGACGCTACTGCAACAGGTGTTAAAGATGGTCCAATAAAAGTCGTGGATAAAACATTACCACGAGTGATTGTTGTAGATGGCATGATTATTCCTTTATAAGAAGTAACTTTAATTATAAAACAAGTAATAAAAAACCCCTAATTAAAGGGGTTTTTTATGCTCAATTAAGAGTAAGTGCTGAAATCATAGCCATAAACGTATACGTCCATTGTAGCCGCTGCACCTTGTGCAGTTCCTACGTTGAGGTATAAATTTTGACCTGATAATGTTGCTGTTGATGCAACAGTTCTCTGGCTTACTACTGTTGAGCCTGTTAATGCGGATAAAGCAGCATTAGCAACAACACCAGTCCCACCGGCAGATGGAGCAGTAAATAGACCTGCTGCGGCTGTTGTGAGGGAAGTTGATGCGTTGGTAAATACTACGTTAGAAACAGAGTAGTTAATAGAGTTGATGATAGGCAATACTGCTTGATCACCTGTTGCGTTGACGTTTACACCTGTTGCGACTGCTAACAAACGAATTGCTTGGTTTGATAGTACGCCTTGTGGATGAATCGTTTGTACTGATGCTGGTCCTGGATTAGACATTTTATTTTCTCCTTAAAATTAAGCTGCGATACGGCAAGCGAGTTCAGGATAGAGCGGGGCCCATCCGTACAATACATCTAAACGAGTAGGAATACTGTCGTTGTTAATTGTGTATTGACGAACAATACGCATACTTAAACCGATTTCCTTATCAGAGGCACGACCTGCGAAATGAACACCTTCAGGGAGCTCTAAATCTGCTACTGCGAGCGAAAAAGAATTTCTATGCATGATTATATTCTGTGGAGATACTGCACCAGTTGAATTGAACTGAGTTACCGCAGCAGAAGATGATGGTGAAGGAATCGATACGTTTTGGAACTGGCCAGCAGTAATAACCGCAGGAGATACCACAACAGAAACGCTTGAACCTGAAGCAATCGTAACAGCAGACTTAACCACAAAGTTACGGAGCTTGTTTGAACCATACGCTTGACGATTCTGTGGGTTAACTGCGTAAACACCAGCGATCGTGAATGTATCACCGGCATTTAATACTAAGTTACCAGTATTGGCAGCAGTCAAAGTGATTGTTGAGCTTGATGCCCAGCCACTTGTTAAGAAACCAGTTGCAGTTGTAGTTGCTACAGATGCAGTCACAGTAGTTGTGCTGTTATTACCGAATACTTGAGCCTGAACGTTTTGGTCTAATTTCCAGTTCATCCCCGCGGAATCGCGACCCATAAGTCCTTTGCGATACTGTTCGCCAATTGCTTCTTGAGGTACGAATAAACCTTTTAAAGAATCAACAATCGTTGCAGATGTGAATGGCTCAACGATGCATGATCTGCGACCATCTCTAGGAGCACCTTCAGAATCAAGGTAAGCACCAGCAGTTAGATAAGTAATCAAACCAGTTGGAGGAGTACCAGCAACACCTACAATGTTTGCAGTATTGAGGGTAGCCATTGCCAATCCATCTCTGTCAATTTTGTTTGCAATCGCAGCGACTGCAGGCTTCAAAACTCTATCGCTGAACATATCTAAAGATAATGCTAAGTCGGTCGTTGTAAACTGTGTGTCAACGTGGAACTGCGTTGACAAAGTAATAGGTACAGATGATTCGTTAAAATCTTCTACGTTCAGGGCTGGCCCTGTTGATCCAATAAAGCGTCCAGGTCTCATTCTGTTACTTTCAGTCTTACGACCTACTGACCATTTCTGGCGGTGCAATTTCTTCGAATCGCACTCTAAGGCTTCTTTAGTTATACCTTAGTTCAGACTATCGCATCTACTTTCGTAGGCTTCTCACTTAGTCGTTCAGGCTGCTTTCGCTTGCCCCTTGTTACCCACTTCTGGGACTCCAAGTCAATCAGAGAAACTTTTTCGTCCGCACACCTA